TTACTATTTAATCTTCAAAACTGCAACTTTGAAAGTAAAATTACCTGTCGGATTTCCTAAAAAACAAATGGCCCAATTTTGAGTAGCTTCTGTTCCACTTACTCCACGAGTTACAGTATACTGCCACCCCATTCGATCTTCTGACCAGATTGAGATGATCATGTATTCCGTAACATTAATTTGCAAATCGTATGCTTGTTTTTCGGATTTCGCAGTGATGGTTCTTGTTAAAAACTCTATTCCTGGCAGGTTACTATTTTATTGAAAGCGAAGGACGCCCCTGAGTGTATGATATAATTGCAGTTCCAGAATCCCATGAGCCAACGTGAATCGAAATGATAGTGTTGTTAGTTGCTGGTGTTACATTATCACCATAGATTGATTTGGTAACTATTTCTCCAATAGTCTTTCCATCGGCAGAATATGCATGGACGAAAAACATCCGATATTTATCCATTAAAAGAATTTCAGCAGCAGCGTCAGCAGTTCCTCCTAAATTAATTTCAATAGTTTCTAAAGCACGCGTGTCAAAATTAGTAGAATACGCCTTATTATTGGAGTTACTATTTTATTGAGCTGAAAAGTATTTCCAAGCACTCCAAGAATCAGTCTTTTTCGTCCTTATTGCTATTTTTTCGCAGCCGAACGAAAAAGCCAATTGTGCAGTATATATTTCATTACCAGGGTTATGTTGTATAACGCAACACCCATTGCTGTCCAATTTAGGAAGCCCTTTAGGATTTATATCCGTATTTAAAATAAATGCAGCTGGTGGATTATCTAAGTCGGATACATTTTTTTCACAGATTGAAAACCGGTTACTATTTTATGTAGAACACGACAATATCGAGTTCTGTATTTACCAATCGATCACCAACATCGTTTTTTGCCACGATAAAAGCATACGTTTTGTACGAATATAGTTCGGTGTGTACATTTCTACTCCCGGCAGAATCAAATATTTTTACGGCAATAATATTTTTTATAGATGATCCTTTGATAAAATTATTTGTTGCAATTTCGCCTGTTTTACTTGTTGTTATTTTTCCAATGTAAACAGCAACACGCTTACTATTTTATGTCGTAACGATATGTCCAAGTGCTGTTCATCCGGTAGGCTGCTATTACTTTACCAATTCCAACAACTATCAATCCAGCATCTCGTCCGAATGGAATGTAGATGCAGAATGCCCACGGAGGTATAGTAAGGTTTTCGTTTACTACAATTGCGTTTTCACCAGCACGGAAAAAAGCAATTTCGTTGCCGTCTGGAATCTTGTCGGAGGCGGCACTTGCATAACTGGAAATACGGTTACTATTTTATAGCTTTGTTATGAGTTGCCAATCAGACCATTTTCCACCGTAGCAAGTTCTTGAAGCTATGACCTGTGAAGAGTAAAACATTTGCCTGTAATAGTCAGGCTGCAATAAATATCCAACCAAGATTCCGCCAGAAGATAAAAGAACGGGGTGTATTTCATCCATCATTATGATTCTGAAATAGACTGTGTTGTTCGGAATATTGGCAACATTCATTATTGAATCATCGCCTTTATAGCGAATTCCTTCTTTTATAGGAATAAAAAACCGGTTACTATTTTATTGAGCATTAAAATACTTCCACTTACTCCAATTCTCCGTTCCGCCTTTTCGACGAATTGCAATTCTATCTGCCGAAAATGAAAAAGCGATCATTGCATCAAAGTTACTGGAACCCAATTTCATTCGAATGACTGTAACAGCATTGGCACCGCCAAGATCATCAGGAAGATTGGTACTACCTGCCATTGCCGAAAAAATCATTTTTTCAGGAGGATTGTCCAGATCATATATACCGCCAGCTGGCAGGTTACTATTTAATCTCACAGAAAGGAGGTGAGAACAATGAGATTCACAAAAGAAGTCAATATCTATGCACCGGACGCAATCTTAAAACGCTTTAAGGCGAACGAAACGAATTTCTCTGTGCTGCAGGGAAAAATATCATCATTGATCAGTGAAAGTGAGATAACTGAACTGATCAATGGCAGCATAACAATGTACAGCAAGCTGTCGAGTGTGGAGCAGACTGCAGATGGTCTGACTCAGAAGTATACTGACATTAGCAGTAAATATGACACTGTTACAAAACAATATTCTGAACTGGATTCCAAAGTTGCCGAATATAAGAGCAGCGTGGATGGGCTTTCGGCGAACATTTCAGCAGTTAGCACAACTCTGAAGAATGACTATAGCACCACATCAGCCATGAACGCTGCGATAACAGCAAATGTGAGCAGCGTGCTCGCTACAGTATCGGAAACTTACGCTACACAGGACAGAGTTGGGAAACTGGAGACATGGAAAAACCAGGCAGAGCAGAAGATCACAGCGGATGCTATCGTGTCAACGGTCACATCCAGTTCGAGCTGGGGAGATAAAGCAGACAAAGCGACTCTGATCAGTCAGATTAATCAGTCTGCAGAACAGATCAAGATCAGGGGAAGCATCATAGACCTGCAGGGCAACATCAGTATCACGGATATATCTAACGACACTATGGATATTATCAAAAATTATAGCATCACAGCGCTATCAGATGCGAAAAAGTATACAGATGACTGTGATGTACTGGTTCTTAAAGACTCACAGGACTATACACGGACGTATACGCTAGCGGAAATCGGAAAGCTAGAAGCGTCTGGTGGAAACCTTGTGAAAGGATATCGGTTATCAGCGGATAATGTAAAAACGTACTGGAATACAGTCGGGACCGTGAAAACAGGCCAGAATGATCCAGATGGTGGGAAAAATGCGGTAGTGATTACTGCCGATGCAGACAACTGCATTCTTGCTGCAAAGCGGGACACAAACGCTGTACTCAATGCCACCGGACGATATACTATAACATTCTGGGCAAAAGCGTCAAAAGCACAGTCTATAGCATTCTCTTTCAATAAAGTGCGAGAAAGCATAGCGCTGACCACATCGTGGAAAAAGTTTTCATTCGTGAAAGATGTCACGAGCGTGGAAGAGACAGGAAGCCTGATCATGTTTGGCGGCGGGAATACGATTAGCACTGGCGATGGGAACATATACATCTACCGTCCAGATGTTCGGCATGGATATACATCAGAAGATGTTTTTAACCTTCTGACTAATAATGGAAAAATCGAGGGTATGTACATGACCGGTGGCAAGTTGTACTGGAACGGAGCTTGCATCAAGTCCAAGTCTATAACCACAGCTGCACTTGCGGCCGATAGTGTAACCGCGGAAAAAATTAAAGTAGACGATTTGTACTCCCTGAAAGCAAGCATAGCCGGATTCAAAATCTCATCAGATACGATATCACATCAGAGTACTACAAAACCTGCAAGTGGCATCGGACAGACTTATTACGACACATATTTTTCATCCAAGAATAAACGTCTTACTTTTCGAAAGGGCCCTGGAACATCTGACTATATGACATTTGGTATAAATGGTCTGAGGACTAGTGTTTGGAAATGCTTAGATCTGATATCAGACGCAGCAGTAGTTGATGATAGCACAGATTTTCACGACGGAGCTCATCACTCTCTGGGATGCACAAACATTTACGGAGATTTATACGTAGCAGAAAGTTTTCGAACAGCCGGAACTAAACAGGCAGTTCGCCAAACGGAGAACTACGGAGAAAAAGGAGTCTACTGTTACGAAACCCCGACACCGTACTTTGGAGATATCGGATCCGGAGAGATATCAGAAGATGGAAAATGTTATATTGACATCGAAGATATCCTGAAAGAGATGATCAACACAGGAATACAGTACTATGTTTTTTTACAGAAGCGCGGAGAAGGAGATCTGTATGTTTCGGAATGCCGTCAGGATTATTTTTTAGTAACCGGTACACCTGGTCTTAGATTTTTTTGGGAATTGAAAGCAAAACAGAAAGGCTATGAGTACAACCGGTATGAAGGCGAGGATAGAATGGTAGGATTTAAACAGATAGCATATGACGATGAGTACCTGAACGATATAGAAAAACTCATCGAGGAAAGAGAGGGAATATGAAAGTATTAACAAGCTTTATAGCGCTGAATACAGGAGAGGGAGAAAGAATCTCTTTTACCTATTCGGAAGTAGCTGAAGACGGAACAATCATCAGTCAGAACAACAAGAAAAACTTCCTGGTACTCAATAAAGAGCTGAAAAATCATATCAGTGAAATCAAAAAGTACATCGAAGATACACACCTGACAGAATAGGAGATGAGAATATGAAAATCAGAGCAGAGCCGGAAGGCTCTTATTTTTAGTTTGCGCGCCATGGGCGCGCTCTAACGGGTGAAAGTCCCGAACACG